CTGCTCGAGCGGGTGGAGAAATACGAGGCTGAGGTTCCGGCCCGCGGGCTCTATGTCACGGGCGGGGCGGACGTGCAGCCCGACCGCATTGAGATCGAGTTCGTGGCCTGGGGAGCCGGCGAGGAGTCGTGGTCGATCGGGTATCACATCATCCACGGGGACGTCGACATTCCGGAGGGCTCGCCCGGCTCCCCGTGGACGCACTTCACGGACCTGATCCGCAAGCGGTTTAAACACGAGTCCGGCGTCGAGATGGTCGCCGAGTCCATCTGCATCGACACCGGCGGCACGGGTGAGAATACGCAATCAATTTACAACTACTGCAAGCGGCACAAAGGCGACCGGCTGTTCGCGGTGAAGGGCAAAGGCGGGCCAGGCCTGCCGATCGTCGGGCCTCCGAACCGGAAGCGGAGCGGGAAGAACAAGCGGCCGGTGGACCTCTACATCGTCGGCACGAACAACGCGAAGGCCGTGGTCATGAAGCGGTTCAAGATCGCGGAGCCCGGGGCGGGATACTGCCACTTCCCGGAGGGCCGGCCGGACGAGTATTACCGGCAGCTCGCCGCCGAGAAGGCGATCACCAAGTTCGTGAAGGGCTTCCCGGTGATCGAGTGGACGAAGCCGAAGGACCGGCGAAACGAGGCGCTCGACTGCCGCGTCTATGCCTTCGCCGCCCTGGTGCTGCGCTCGCCGCAGTTCGACAAGCTCGCGTTCCGCATGAAAATGGCGATGGAGCGCCGGCGGACTGCCGCGCCGTCGGCACCGGTCGCCCCCGCCCCTGAGCCCGAGCCGGATCCGTTCCCGGACAAAACCGCGCAAGACCCCGCACCGCCCGCGGCGGATAGTCCGCGGAAGACCCGGCGACCCCGCCGCGGGGGATTCGTGAACTCCTGGAGATGACCAAAGGCGAGACACTGAAGCTGTGCGTTGTTGCTCCGACGGCGACCGCCGTCGAGTTCCGTTTCGGCGGGCCCGAGACGCGCACGGTCGCCGCCACGAACGACGGGAACGTGTGGAGGATCGCGACGTCGACCGCGGCGTGGATTGCCGGCGTGATCCGGTGGCAGGCCTGGGCGACCGATACCGACGGCTCCGTGTGGGTGGTCGACGATGGGACGTTCGACCTCAAGGATCCGCTCGACATCGGGGACGTTCGCGACCCGGCCCGGGTGATCGTCGAGAAGATAGAGGCGATGATTTCCGGCAACGCGTCGGCCGGCGTCCGCCGCTACAAGATCAACAACCGCGAGCTTGAACGCTATTCCGTCGGCGAGCTGCTCCAGCTCCTGAGCTACTGGAAAGAGCGGGCCCGACGCGAGCGCGGCAACGGCGGGCTCGGGCCGCGACTCTCCATCCGATTCTGATCATGGGCATCCTTTCCAAGATTCTCGGCCGGTCGGCCCCGCCCTCGCAGCCGGCGGCGTCGCTCCCGCACCTCCGCGCCCTCCCGCCGAAGCGCAAGCCCGGAGTGACCGTGCAGCCCGAAGGCGGTGGCGGTCGTATCCCGATGAAACGGATTTTCCAGGCCGCGGCGAACGGCCGGCTCGAGGCGTCGTGGGGCGCGACCCCGACCACGGCGGACGCGTGGATTTATCAGCACTGGTCCGCCCTGGTCGCCCGGTCCCGGGAGCAGGTCGAGAACAACGACCACGCGGCGAAGTTCATCCAGCTCGTGCGCGACAACGTGGCCGGCCCGAACGGCTTCACGCTCCAGGCCGCGGTGAAGGATCCGAACGGGACGCCGGACGTGCGGGCGTCGGAGGCGATCGAGGAAGCCTTCGCCCGGTTCTCGAAGAAGGGCGTCTTCACCGTCGACGGCAAGCTCTCGCGGGCCGATGCCGAGCGGCTGATTTGCTCGAGCGTCCCGCCCAACGGCGAGGTGATCGTGGTCGCCCGATACGGCCGGGAGCTGAACGAGTTCGGCTTCGCCGTGCAGTTCATCGACCCGGTGCTCCTCGACCCGACCCACTACGAAGACCTCGGGGGCGGCTACGTGATCCGCCACGGGATCGAGCACGACCCGAACGGCCGGCCGGTTCGCTACTATTTCAAGCGGATGGACGAGCGGCAGATCGGATACGTCCGCGGGACCGGTGGCGCCGACTACGACGTGATCGACGCCGCGAACGTCTGCCACATCTTCCTCCCCGAACTGATCGGCCAGAAACGCGGCCTGTCCTGGCTGCGCACCGCGCTGTGGCGCATGCGGATGCTCTCCGGCTTCGAGGACGCTGCGATCGTCAACGCCCGGGTCGGCGCTGCCAAGATGGGATTTTTTCGCGATCCGAACGGCGAGGCCGACGACGTGGAGGACATCCCGATGGAAGGCGACCCGGGAACCTTCGAGGACATCGGCGGGCGCGAGTTCGTCCCGTGGAATCCGCAGTTTCCCGACGCGAGCATCGACCCGTTCACGAAGTCAATGCTCCGGTCGATCGCCTCCGGCCTGAAGGTTTCCTACAACAACCTCGCCTCCGACCTCACGAGCGTGAACTTCAGCTCGATCAGGCAGGGAGCGCTCGACGAGCGCGAAGTCTGGAAGGGCCTGCAACAGTGGCTCGTCTCGTCCTGGTGCGAGTGGGTTTTCGAGAAGTGGCTCGAGCGGGCTCTCGTGGCGAACGCGATCACGGTCGCCGGCAAGCCGCTGCGCTTTGACCGGATCGAGAAATACAAGGCCGTGACCTGGCAGCCCCGCCGCTGGTCGTGGATCGATCCGGCTTCCGAGGTCGCCGCGAACGAGAAGGCCATCGCGCTGAAGATCAAGACCCGCTCCGAGATCATCCGGGAGACTTCCGGCCGCGATCCCGTCGATGTGTGGGAAGAAACCGCCCGCGAGGACGCGGTCATGGACTCGCTCGGCGTGAAACCCGACCTCATGCCCGGCAGCCCGCAGCAGCAGCAACAGCAACCGCCGACCGAAGAATGAGCGCGATCCTGAATATCGCCCTCGACCAGGGCACCGTTTGGCGCCGGACGATCACGGTGAAGACCGGCACCGCGGAGGACGCCCCGCGGGTGGACCTCACCGGCTACTCGATCCAGGCGCAGGCGCGGAAGGCGTGGGATTCCACGCTCGCGAAGCAGTTCGTCGTCGAGCCGGTGGACCTCGAGCAAGGCGAGTTCGACCTCGTGTTCGACGACACCGACCGGAAGCTCCGCGAGTTCGCCCTGCTGTGGGATCTCCTCCTTACCGCGCCCGAGTCCGAGCCGGTGAAATACGTCGAAGGCACGATCACCATCACCCCAACGATCACCCGCCCGAATGCCTGACACCATCGTCATTGTCGTCGAGGCCACCCCGCCCGCCCCCGAGGTCGTGGAGGTGAAGGACATGGGACCGCCCGGCCCGGCTGGCCCGCAAGGGCCGCAGGGTGCGCAAGGTCCGCAGGGCGTGACCGGCCCGGCCGGTGCTGTCGGCCCGGCGGGACCACAGGGGCCGGCTGGTCCCGAAGGCCCGGAAGGCCCGGAAGGTCCAGCGGGGCCTGTCGGTCCTGACGGCCCGCCTGGTCCGAACATCGTCAACGACGGGACGGATAGCAACGGCACGGCGGATCTTTCGGTCGCGAAGATAACCTCGCCGAGCTGGTCGTTTTTGGACGGGGGCACCATCACCTACGCAAGCCCCGCAGCCGCCTCCGCGCACCGCATCGCCCTTGGGGCTGGCACGACCGGTGCGGAGCTTTTTCAGGCGGCGACGGCGGAAGCGGCGAATCAGATCCTCGGCGAGATTCGCGGGGTCGCGGCGTCCGATGTCACGGCCACCACCCCAAACGTCTACGTTGACGTGGCCAGCGTCGCACTCACCGCCGGAACGTGGCGGGTGCAGGCTTTTTACCACGGGTCGAACTCCTCATCTAACACGCTCGTTAGGTTGTCATCCGCATCTTGGAGCGACACAAACGGAAGGCGCATTGCCACTGTGACGGGCGCATCTGTTTTCACAGGCCCGACATTCCAGACCGGCGGAATCTCGTCATCCCACAACTTCGGATCGGCAGCGGTTGCCGGTGAGATCATTGCCGTCGTCAAGATGACTAGCAACGGAACCCTTTCGCTGCAGTTCGCGAACGGCCTGTCAGCCGGAACAGCGACTGGATTCGCGGGATCTCACATCATCGCCACGAAGCTCTAACATGTCCCTCCTCACCCCGACCGAATCCGTCACCGCCCGCATCGCCGCCGATGCAGAGCAGCTCGCCTCCTACCTCGCGAGCGCGATCGTGCTCGCCAACCGGATCACCGGCCACGCGCTGAGCCTGCCGACCGAGCAGCTCAACGAGTGGCTTAACGCTCGCCCCTTGGATCCGCGGCTCGCCGAGTTCGCGTGCCACGGCGACCTGGGGGATGCGCTGAACGATGCGGCCACGGTGGCCGAAGTCGCGACCGGCCGGCCCGAGGGCACGCTGGGCCGCGTGGACATCCGCAGCGTGGCCGAGAAGCTCGCCGAGCAGGGCCGCTCGCTCGTGGTGGAAGACGGATCTTTCCTCGTGTCCCAGCAACCGCAAACGCAACAGACCAATGACCCCGAATCCTGACCAAGCACACGCCTCGATCTCGACGACCGGGGTCGCCTCGACTCTCGCGACCCTCGGCTACACCGCGCACGAGGACACCGAGACTCTCCTCGTTCAAGTCGTGGGCGGCGACGTCCGCATGACGTTGAACGGCACGAACCCGACGGCCTCGCTCGGGATCAAGATCGCCGACGGCGAGATGATCCAGTTCTCGAAGGCCGAGTTCACCGTCGCGAAATTCATCACCGGCGCACACTCTCCGAAGCTGGAAATCGTCGGCTACCTCAACTCGTGATCCTCCCATGAACGTTGGCAAAGAAATCCTCCGGCCGTCGATCCGGCCGCTCGTGCAGGGGCTCAAGTTCACTCGCCGCGGCGGCATGTCGCCGGTGGTGGCAGCTTATCAGGCAGCGACTGGCATCCTCCCGGCAAACGCCCGGCTGGTCGACTCTCTGCTCTCACGGCTGACCGCCGCGGCCGGTGGAGTCGCGCCCGTGTTCCTGTGGGTGGGCGGGTCCGACTACAACGCCGCCAACAACCTGAAGACCGTGGTCGGTGGCGACCTGACTCTTCAGGGAGGGAACGCCTCCGCGCCGACGATCAACGCGAAGTCGCTCCGAACCACGCGCTCGTCGAAGTTCTTGCGCGGGGCGAACCCGACGGCCGGCGATGCGAAATGGACGTGGGCAGTCTGGTCCAACCATCAGGACGAAACCACCGACCACGTGCTGATCGCGCTGCGGAATCCCGGCACGACAGAGCGTGGGCCGCACGTTTACATCAACCCGGCAACGCCGATCACCGCGCTGACCAGTTCCGCGGCCGGCAGCGGAAACAACACGAACGTGCAGGTCGTGAATCCCGGTGCCCGTTGCCTGCTCGGCCCGACTTTCACCGGCTTCAGCTACGACGCGGCGGACAGCCCGGCAACCTTCCGGGCCTACTTCAACGCCACTTACGAAAACCGTGGTCACACGGTTTACAACGGGCACGCCTTTGTTCGGATCGGCGGCATTGACGACTCGGCAGGTGCCGGCACGCCTTGGCTTATCTCCAACTCTGAGTTCTACGCCGCGGCAGCTTGGGAGACTGACCTCACCGAGGCGCAGCTCGCGGCTGTGCGGATCGCGCTCTACAACGCCGGAGTGCAGGCGAAGCACACGACCGTGCCCGGCATGGTTTATCTCGGCGACTCGACGATTGCGGCCAAGTGGAACACGGAGATGCACGGCGGCGTCGTCGGCGGTGCCTGGCGCAACCGTGTCGCGATGGGGGCACCCATCGGCGTCTCGCCCGGCGACATGGGCGGGAAGGCGTTCAACTGGCACTTCTCGCTGAAGAACTCGATCATCGAGACGCTCAACTCGCTGCCCTACCAGGACCGGTATTTCGTTTATGTGGCCGACAGCCCGGTCGGGATGAACAACGTGCAAGCGTTCTGGGACGAGATCGGCGTGCCGCTCAACGACGCGCCCGGCTTTTACGCGAAGATGGAGGAGTGGCTCCTCGAGATCGAGGCCGCGACCGGCTGCAAGATCGTGCTCGGAACCTACATCCAAGGCGTCGGAAACCCGAGCGCCGAGACTGATCGGAACTACGTCGCCGCCATCGTGGCCGACAATCCGACGTTCACGCTGGTCGATTTCTGGAACGAGCCGCATTCGCGGGTGAACACGACGGCCTACGGCTTTTATGCCGACTCGATCCACCAGACCTCCGCCGGCAGCCAGGTGCAGGCGGAGTTCATCACCTCGATCCTTCCGCATCCGAACATGGCTGCGGCTCCCCGGTTCAACGTTGCGGCCCCGCCGGTTATCACCGGCACGCAAACGTCGGGCTCCGTGCTGAGCTGCTCGACCGGCACACCGCACGTGGCCGGCGACTCCTACACTTACCAGTGGCTCCGCAATCTCGCGGTGATCGCGGGCGCGACCTCGTCCAACTACACGCTCCAGGCGGCGGACGTCGGGAACCGCGTGGCCTGCCGGGTGACGGCGGTCAAGAGCGGCCAGCCGTCGGCCTCGTTCACCGCGGCCCCGACCGGCGTGATCGCCTGATCCCCCGAAGGACAGAAACGCGCAAGACCCTGATCGCCCTCGCCCGTAATTTCCCCGGCAATGGCAGCCCGCCGATCCAATCCGTTCCTCGTTGGCATGACGCTCCGGCGTGATGGCTCGAACGTGCGCAAGCCGATCCAGGCCGGCGGTGATCCGGTCGTTCGCGGCGGGATCTTCACCCGGATCGTGAACGAGGAGACCCGCACGGTCGAACTCTCGTTCTCGTCGGACATCGAGCTGGAACGCTGGCCCGGTGTCATCGAAGTGCTCTCGCACGACACCGGCGCCGTTGAACTTTCCCGCCTGAACAATGGCGGACCCCTTCTCTTCAACCACGACCTCGACGAACAAATCGGCGTCGTTGAATCGGCAAGCATCGGAGCAGACCGGAAAGGCCGGGCTGTGGTTCGATTCGGCCGATCCCAACTCGCCGAGGAGAAATGGCAGGACGTGAAGGACGGAATCCTTCGCAACGTCTCTGTCGGCTATCGCATCCGGGAAGTGAAGTTGAGCGAGTCCCGCGAGGACGGGACCGACGTTTACGTCGTCAGCAAGTGGGAACCCTACGAGGTCAGCCTCGTGACGGTCCCCGCCGATGGCACCGTGGGCGTGGGCCGAAGCCTCATCCCGCAGTCTAACAACTCTCAGAACCGCAGCATCATGAATCGTGCTCAAATCATCGCCATGCTCCGTCAGCTCGGCGTGTCCTTCCAGGACACCGCGACCGACGACGAGCTTTCCGCCCTGCTCCAGCGTTCGCTCCCCGCGGCCGCTCCCACCCCGACCCCCGCCCCGGCTCCCGCGCCTGCTGCTTCCCGCGTGCAGGTCGTCGACGAGGCCGC